CCAGACATCATGGCTAGATTCTTTAAGCCTAAACTAGCAGGCGGAGGTATGATTGTAGATGACATGGGTCTTGCAAACATACTGGCGGTGTAATGGCTCTTGCAGGTATTTTATCTAAAATAGGTCGAGCAGGTCTTGGTCGACTTAGACAACAGTTTCCAAAAGTTAAATTTGATTTTGGTGAGTTTCCAAGGTTTGGTGTTGCTGAAGCTAACCCTAGCTATTTTGCAATAAGAAATCAAATTCAAAGACCTGGTAGCTTTGTTAATACAGGAGTAAGAAGAGGTGAAAAACTTTTTGGTTCTGCAGTGGGAAAAGAAGAAAGACTTGAGTCATTAAAATCTTCATTGCTCAAAGATAAAAAAGCTTTTGAAAAAACTAGAATATTATCAAAGGAACCTTTTACAGTTAATAAAAGAGCTTTAGCGAAAGAATTTAAAATGGATAATCCTCAAGTAAATAAAGCCATTAATGAATTAAAAAAAGACGGTATAAAAATTGAGACTACTTCTGCTGGCACAGCAACACCTACACAATTAAAACAAACTGAAATAGATAAATTTAAACGTTCATATAAATCAGAAAGTATCGGACAGATGGCAAAGAAAATGTCTGGTGGCGGCCCACAGACTGAAGCCTATAAATCTAAGTACCAACAACTTCTTCGTTTGAAAGATAGTTTAGTAAAAAGAAAAATTATAAAAGAGTCTGATGTTGCAAAAGGATTAGGTGCAGGTAAAACTGGATTTAAAAGAGACGTAGCTAGTTTTGAGATATATAGGGGCGCACAGAAAAAATTAATGAAGAAAGATCCAAAGTCTTTTGAAAAATACGTAACACCTATTACAGGAGAAACATTTTCACCAGCAGTTTTAGACAGAGAACTATTGCAATTACTAAACTATAATACCGTTAGAAAATCTTTAAAAACAAATTTTCCTGAAAAGTTATTACCAAGCTTTGAACACACGGTAGGTATTACACCTGCTACAATTATTGGAGACACAGCGGCTTTAAGAAAAGTTGAACTTGCCACACGAAGATATAATTTAAAAGAGATGGGGGCACGAAGCGGTATATTCAAAGACGTTAAAAATTATTTAAGAACAGCACAAGCAAATTTAAATCAAGGGTTAAAACAAGATAGCGAAGAAGCTTTAGGAGTAGTAAATAAAATTTATGATAAAGTTTCAGGACGATTTCCATCTGTGTCTAGAAAAGAGCTACCATTTTTTAAAGTTGTTGGTAATAAAATTAAGGAGATTAATGTTCCTGAAAAAATTAGCCAACAAACATTGCGTAAGAGTTTTTCAGATTATTTTAGAAGGGTTGCACCAAGTGCGACTGAGGCTGAGTTAGCCACGATAGCTAGAATACAACCTAACGCCTATAAAGCCATCAAACTATATAATCAGGGTAAGGTTAGAGAAGCAGGCAAAGTTATAACTGGCAGACTAGAACAAATAGCCCCTGGTGGTAATTTAATTAGAGGTGCTAAATTTGCTGTGCCACCAATACTTGCTTATGACATGTATGATCGATTTACTTACCCATCAAACCCTGATCAAAGGCAATCATTATTTGAATCACCAGTTGTTGAAAGATCCGCGATTCTAGACCTATGATCAGAAAACTAACTAAAACCATACCCCCTAAATCAGGTCCACAACCACAGGGGTTGAATATTGAATATAATACTGTTAAGAATGTAAGATTGGAGAAACCAAATGGCAGAAGACAATATCGACAAAGCTCTACCCAACGTGGAGCAAACAATAAAACTACCCAGTGAAGATGAACTTGTAGAGGCAGCGGAGTCTACAGAAGACGTTCCCCCGAACCCCGATAATACGGAAGTCATCCAAGGCGAAGATGGTAGTGTAGAAATTAATTTTGAACCAGGAGCCGCGAGCCCTGAAGGTAGTGGCGATCACTACGCTAACTTAGCAGAGTTATTACCTGATGATATTTTAGATGATCTAGGATCAAGTTTATTTGATAACTACACACAATACAAAGCATCAAGAAAAGATTGGGAAGATGGTTATACAAAAGGTTTAGATTTATTAGGATTCAAATACAAAGATAGAACACAACCCTTTCAAGGTGCAAGTGGTGCAACACACCCTGTATTAGCAGAAGCAGTTACACAATTCCAAGCACAAGCTTACAAAGAATTATTACCAGCACAAGGACCTGTTAGAACACAGATTCTAGGTGTCTCAGACAGAGCCAAAGAAGAACAATCACAAAGAGTAAAAGATTTCATGAACTATCAACTGATGGATAAAATGAAAGAATACGAACCTGAGTTTGATCAAATGTTGTTTTATCTCCCTCTATCAGGTTCTGCTTTTAAAAAAGTTTATTACGATGAACTTTTACAAAGAGCAGTTTCTAAATTTGTACCAGCAGATGATTTAATCGTGCCATACACTGCCACATCATTAGATGATGCTGATGCAGTGATGCACACGATTAAGGTTTCAGAAAACGATTTAAGAAAAAAACAAGTTGGTGGATTTTATAGAGACATAGAAGTTAATCCATCTTACATGCAAGAAACAGAAGTTGAAAAGAAAGAAAGAGAACTCGAAGGTGTTAGAAAAACTAGAGACGAAGATATTTTTCAATTAATTGAGTGTCATATAAATTTAGATCTGGACGGTTTTGAAGACAGAGATGAAGCAGGAGAACCTACAGGAATTAAATTACCTTACGTTGTAACAATCGAAACAGGCACAAGAAAAGTTTTATCTATCAGAAGAAATTTTAAACTTGATGATCCAACTAAACAAAAAATCCAATATTTTGTTCATTTTAAATTTCTGCCAGGACTTGGATTTTATGGCTTTGGTTTGATACACATGATTGGCGGGCTCTCAAGAACTGCAACAGCAGCTCTCCGTCAGTTACTAGATGCGGGTACCCTTTCCAATCTGCCCGCAGGTTTTAAACAAAGAGGCATCCGAATACGAGACGATGCACAATCGATTCAGCCCGGTGAGTTTAGAGATGTAGACGCGCCTGGTGGTAATATTCGTGATGCCTTTTTACCTTTACCTTTTAAGGAACCATCAGCAACTCTTTTACAATTAATGGGTGTTGTCGTTAATGCAGGTCAAAGATTTGCATCAATTGCTGACATGCAAGTAGGTGACATGAATCAATCAGCAGCCGTAGGTACTACAGTTGCATTACTTGAAAGAGGTTCACGTGTAATGTCTGCTATACACAAAAGATTATATGTTGCCATGAAACAAGAATTTAAATTATTAGCAGATGTATTTAAAACTTACCTACCACCAGAGTATCCGTATGATGTTGTAGGTGGACAAAGAAATATTAAACAAACAGATTTTGATGATAGAGTTGATATTGTTCCTATCGCTGATCCAAATATATTTTCACAGACACAAAGAATATCTATGGCACAAACAGAGTTGCAACTTGCAACGTCTAATCCACAGATTCATAATTTATATCAAGCCTACAGGTCAATGTATGAAGCGATTGGTGTAAAAGACATCGATAAAATTTTACCACCACCAAAACAACCTATGCCAATGGATCCAGCTACAGAAAATATACTGGCTTTATCTGGAAAACCTTTCCAAGCGTTCAAAGGACAAGACCACAGAGCACATATTACAGTGCATTTAAACTTTATGGCTACAAATTTAGCTAGAAATAATCCAATTGTACTTGGATCTTTAGAAAAAAATATATTCGAACACATTTCTTTGATGGCACAAGAGCAAATTGAAATAGAATTTACAGAAGAACTACAACAATTAGCACAATTACAAGCAAATCCTGCTCTTGCACAACAAGATCCTAATGTTCAACAACAAATTTTAGCACTAACTCTAGCAATGGAGTCTAGAAAAGCAAAATTAATTGCAGAAATGACAGAAGAATTTAAAAATGAAGAGAATAGAATCATGGGTCAGTTCGGAAATGACCCTGTTGCTAAATTAAAAGCTAGAGAATTAGATTTAAAAGCAATGGATGACTCTAGAAAACGTGAAGAAGGCGAAGATAGAATAAATTTAGACAGAATGAGAGCCATGATGAACCAATCTAACTTTGAAGACAAGCTAGAACAGAACAAAGATCTAGCAATGTTAAGAGCTGGCGTAAGTTTAGCAAAAACTGGTGCTAAAAAAGTAAAGATTGAGGAGAAATAATATGCCGTTGAACGAAAAAGGTAGAAAAATCATGAAATCTATGAAAAAACAGTACGGTAAGAAACGTGGCGAAACAGTTTTCTATGCCTCTAAGAACAAAGGTGTTATAAAAGGCGTTGAAAAGAAAAAAACAAGGAGAAAAAATGGAAAAACTAGATAATATTAAGG